CTTGGAAAGGAGCAAATGCAAGATATGGATATAATTTTTCTATTTCTCCAATGATGGAAGCTCGACGCTATGGTACTGGAGATGTTAAGAGCCTATGGGAAGGTTAATAGGCAAAAGCTTTATATACTTGTTTCGACTACTTTAAAGGTAACGAGTGTAATGTAACGCAATTTGTCTAGACAACAAAATAAGGAGAAAAATAAAAGATGACATATTTCCTAGGAAGAGACGTCGACGTATACGTGACATTAGAAGCCGATACTGCATCTACAGCTGTAGGTTTAGAGGCAGACCCACAGGGGACAACGCTCCCCGTTTGTGCTATGGTGACTTCTGGTGCTACCGGACCTGACACAAACATTTTTGCAAATACCATGCAAAATGATTCTACTGTTTTGGCCTCACGAGTACACGACTTGACAGGAGTTGACCTGTCTATATCTACATCTGATGAAGAAGTTGGTCCGTTTTTGGGTCAAGTTTCAACACAGTCTGTAGAATTAAGAAAAGATATGACTGTCTCACTAACACACAAGAAGAGTGATGAATTGTGGGACGCTATATACAATGGTCCAAGTAATGGACGAGAATTTGAAGCCCGCCTATCCGATGCGAGTGCTGCAACCACTGCAACCGCACGGACTATGAGTAGTCTTACCGATACTTCTGGTTACAGAGTAGGTATGTATGTTGTATCTACAGCCGTACCAAAAGGAGCAATTATAGCAGAGATTGTTGATGCAAATTCAATAATACTAAGTAAAGCTGCCGACCACACAGACACAGCAGCCGTATCATTCTTAGACTTACCAGCATTTTTACACCAAGGTGCAAGATTTGGAGTAATGTACTCTGGTTCAACCCCATTAATATCAATGGGTAGAACTAATCCTAAATCTGCTGTATCTGGTGCAACTTATGCTTTACACCCTTCTAATCCCGTTAACTATGGATATAGGGTTCACATTAGAATGAAAGACGCCGCTGAAGTATATACCGTTAGAAACGCTGCAATTACAGGACATACAGTTTCCTTGAATTCAGACGGAACTACCGAAGAAACTTTAGAATTAAAATCATCTGTATTACCAACACTATATACTGGTGCAACTAATACTTTTGATACAACAATGACAACTGTAGGAGAGATGTAAACATGGTTTATTTTATGGGACAAGATATTACAGTATATATTACTACTGAAAACACCGATACCGTTGATGTATATGGATTATGCAGTGATGCAGGAGTTATTTCATGGTCAGCAACAACTGGAAGTAATCATATTTTTGCAGGACCTTTATCAGGAAGTCTTGATTATCGAGACGCTGGTACAAAGGGTGTACCTCAATTAACTAATGTTACAGGTTTAGATGTTTCAATTGGAACAATGGACGAAGATATTACATATTTCGGACTAAGAGCAACAACTAAAGCAGAAATTAAGAAAGAAACTTCAATAAGTATTACACGTAAAAAGGAAAGCCTCGTTTGGGATTCTGTATTTAATAATCAATCTAGCGCTTATGGTCGCTGGGGAGTAAGTGGTACTACGGGTTTGGCTGGTTTAGAAGAACCAACGATTAACCACGGATATAGATTACATATTGTATTACAAGATGGTACTGAAGTAATGAGTATACCCGGTTGTACAATGGCAACTCACACTGTGGCTACCGCAGTAGATGGTTCAGCTGATGAAACAATTGAATTTACTACACCATTAACACCAAGTTATGGTCAGACTCCTGACCAAGCTGCGTTAACGTCAACAGACTTATAGGTGTAAACAAAAGATGAGGGGGGTCTGTACCCCTCTCAGGATAAATAATGACAGAAGAAGAAAAGAACATTTGGTCAATGGATGAATTGATAGCACTCACTGATGATGTGCAAAAAGAAGAAGTAGAATATAGGGGAAAAATTTTAGAATTCCAGTTTTGTGAATTAACAGAGAAAGAAGAACCTAAATTCACCGGCATTTCCGAGAATATGGCAGAAGATAAAAAACTACAACTTTATCAAGAAATAGGAACTAAAAGAGTGGCTCGTATGATGAATAAAGCCAATAAGAAAAACCCAGATGGACCTTGTGTTACACAAGAACAATGGGGTAAATTTCCATCAACCCTTCGATTTGCTATTGCTGGTAAAATAATGAATGTAGAGCAAGAAGGTGCTGAAGTTTTTCGCGAATAATACTAGAATCGCCTGATGCGGTAATGGTTTATATACCTTTAATGAAGGAATTAGGTATGCGGTGGGAGGATATTAAAAATACACCCCGCCACGAATTGAATGGATTGTTGGTCGGACTAAGAGAATATCAAAATTATTACTCAATGGACGGCTATAGTGCAGAAGAAGTAAATGACATGTCAAAAAAGAAGCCTCAAGTAAGAAGTCAATATCATAAATACTTAGAAACGAGACGTAAATATGATACAATGATGGGATTACAAAAGAAGGCACAAAATTTCAGAGATATTAAGTAATGGCACTTACCGGACAGATATTTGCTACTCGCGTCGCCGTTGGATTGGCTCTTCCTAGTCCACAGGCTATGCAAAAAGCAGGTGGTTTATTAGCTCAAGGTATACAAAGTATACATGAACGAGTTCAACAAATGGCTCGTAGTAGAACTACCGGTAAAGCTTATGCAGAAGACCTTAGTAAATTAAATAAAGATACTATTGGTTTTGGAAATAAATTAGGAAATGAAATGGGTCTCCAGTTAGACCAACAACTTAGATTAATGAATAGTAAAAATAAACAGAGTTTGGCAGATTCTTTTATTAATACTAAAGCAGCTCATAGTAAATTAATGGAGATGGTCTCAGCACCAGTTGCTAAGATGATGGAACAAAATGAAGCGGCACTAGGGGCTACTGGTCAAGGTGGATATTTACAAGAAGCTAAGAATTATATGTCCATGAATATAGACCAACGTAGAGAAATGATAGAAGCCGCTACTGACTTAGTAGACGTACAACAGTTACTAGTTGATACTGAGGAAAGACAACTCGCAAAAGGGTATGAAGCATTAGGCATAACTGAGGAGGATTATGATAAGCGCTGGAATATACTGGAGGTTAATAGAGAAACCTTAGATAATTATAAAGAGCAAGCACAACGATTAGGTATCGTGAAAGGGCAGGTAGATAGAATAGAAGAAACCATGAAAAGAAATGCACGAGCAGCTCTGGAGTTTTCTATGCATGTTACTGGTACTATAGATGCTATACGTTCTGGATTTAATAAAGCATTACGGAACAGTTTATTTCTACTTACTGCTATTGGTTATAAACTCAATCAACACACTCAAGATTTAATAGAATATGAACGTGAACTTTTAAATGCTAATTCTGTTTTTAACCTAACAAACGAAACCCTTTTTGATGTGGGAAATACTATCATTGAATTCGGTAATAATTTCGGTATATCAGTTCAAAATGGTGCACAAGGTCTTTATCAACTTGCATCGGCTGGTGTAAGCGCAAATGACGCATTGAAAATCTTACCAGAAACGCTTAAATTATCCATGGCTGTACAAGGAGACCACAATACTATCTCTAAACTTACAGCTCAAACATTGTTTGGTTTTGGAATGGAGATGGACCAAGCATCAGAGATAACAGATAAATTTGCTTATGCTATTCAGAAGTCTCTTATTGAATATCAAGATTTATCAAGCGCTGTTAAGTTCGCTTTACCTTTCTTTACCTCTACAGGGCAATCTATTGACCAATTGTTAGGGGCTTTACAGATATTGACTAATAGAGCTTTAGAGGCTGGTATAGCTGGTAGGGGTCTTAGACAAGCATTGGCTGAATTTGCTGAAAGCGCTATGGATGCTGAGGTTGGCTTCCGTAAAATGGGTGTAGAGATTCTCAACTCTCAAGGAGAAATGTTACAATTGAGTGAAATAGCAGCCAGATTTGCAGCAGCTGTAGGTCCTGAAACTATCTCTAATACCGAACTTCTAACTACTTTGATACAAGACTTGAATGTGCGTGGTGCGACTGCGTTTATCCACTTAGTTCAAGCGTCTGATGAATTTACAGAAGCTGTTCATAATACTGAAACAGCAGCTGGTTCGTTAGATGAAATGGTCAAGATACAGAACGAGTCTTTAATGGCTCAAATACAAATATTAAAAACTAATATATTCTC